AGCGACGGCGTCATTGAGCCAGCCGTCGGGTTGTCCAGCATCAGGTCGATGAAGTACTGCCCGTCCGCATCGAGATCGAGTCCGTCAAACACCAAGTCAGTGGCAGCAGCCCCTGTGACCACTACCTCTCCGACAAACTGCATGGCAGTCGCGAAACCGCCACTGCCGCCCGTCTGCGGGCCGGGGATCCATGTGGACGTACCCGCGTCGTAGATCAGCACGTCTCCGTCGGCTACGCCCGTGGTGTCAACGTCGGTCAGATCGTTCATCGCAGCCGCCGCGCTCAGCGGGGAGGCTACCCACTTGCCGGTGCCGGAGTCGTAGACAAGGATGTCCCCGTCACTGAGTCCGGTCAAGTTGACATCGGTGAGGTCTGCCAACGAGGTTGCGCCAGCGGAGACGGCTGCAGCTCCTGCATTGGTCAGCTTGAGCTGGCCATTGACGATCTCGATGAGGCCAACGTCCACCAGCTCGTGCAGTCGCACGAAGCTATTGTTGATGTCGCGAGTGCGCCGCTGGCCGACGTTCAGGGCCTCGATGATCTGCTGGAGCGCAAGGGTGTGGGTGCGAGGATCCTCAGTGACCGTCGCAGCGTTGGGGTACTTGCGGTTGCCCTTGAAGGTCGTCATGCGCGAGCGAGATCCTTACCAGTCTCGCCGATCTGGATCGAGTAAATGTGCGTGTTGGCGAACACCTCGAACTGCCACACGTCACGCTTGAACCCGGTCGGCAGGCGGATGATGTCCTCGTTGTAGAACACCCGGTCGAACACCTTCGTCCGGACTCCACCAATGATGATGTACGCGATGAACCGAACCGCAGCGTACTGCGTCGAGAGCGACGTAAGCGGGTACATTGGGCCGCCGCCGAGGGGCGTTCGCCACTGCGGGATGAGCGGGTCGTACACGACCTCAGCAGTCGTGAAATCCCCGTACATGTCGGTCTCGTAGATGACCTCGGTATCGGCGACAGGGTGCCCTGCCAGCACGTTCAGGGGGCCATCGGCGAAACGATCGTTGTTCCACCCGCCGTAGGTCTCGGTGATGTCCGCACCGATGTCGTAGTCCTCGGTGTTGAACTTGATCTTGACCGCACCGAAGTTCACCTGCTTCGGCAAGTGGAACTCCTTCGACCGCCACCGCCACCACAGGCGCTCGACGTTCTCTGGATCCCAGTCATATACACGGTCAGCCATGATCAGGTTCACGTTGCCTGTGTACCTGTCAGTTTCGATTCCCGCGACCTGCTGGAAACGGTCCAGCTCAATGAGCTTGGTCTTAGGCTCCGTCGGGTTGAACACGAACCCGAAGCTCGACGAATTGAAGGCGATGTACTGCAGGCCGAGTTGCGAAGCGAAGATGTTGGCGGGGTTGTACTGCGCCCATTCCTCCTTCGTCAGGATGTCCTGCGTGACGATCGACACGCCAGCGGAGTTCACCAGCGCGAGGCCGTTGATCGACGGGTAGTACGCGCCAGCGACGGTAGCGACCATCCCGCGCCTCGACAGACATGGCTCGATCGCGTCCATCTTCTGCATTGTGAACGACGCCGGGGTCACGCCCTGCCCGATGTACGGCTGCGACTTCGTTCCGATGATGAGTGTGGAGCCCCACACGCACAGTCCGACGATCTCGAACTCGGTAGACAGCTCGTACTCAGCGGGCCACGCCCACGGACGGTATGGCTCACTGAAGCACAGTCGGCGACCCTTCCAGCCGACAAGGTAGCCGTTTGGCATCGCCACAAAGCCTTCGAGGTCGTCCGGCGGTAGCGCCCACGTAGTCGATTCCAGCGTGTTGTTCAAAACAACTTCGTCGTCGTTCGACGTGTCGTTGTAGGACGTGTCGGACAGGGCTACCTGCGCGACGAAGTAGTACAGCGCGGAGTTGTTCCCTATGACGGTACGGTAGATGCGCTTGTGCGTGATGTTGCGGTTCGCTGAGTCCGCCACGACGGTCGGAAGATTGGTCAGCGCCCACGTCCCCGCGTTACCAGTCGCAAGCTTGTAGGGCGACGGTGCGCCCTCCTCTCCGTACTCGCTGACGAAAGTGACGAGGTAGGTCCTCGTCTCGTCAGCGCCAGCGGGGGGAGTGATCGTAGGACCAGTGAGCGGTGCCGGGACGCCAAGATAGTACGGGTCCAGCCCATGCAAGATCCGACTCAGCGTGTTGTACTTCGGACGCCCATCGCCTGCCCAGTAATAGCGGTCGAAGCGGTCGTTGACGATCGGAGAGCGGACCACGTCCACTTCGCGACTATCGAACGCCAGCCAGTGTTCTCCAGCGCCGTAGTACTGGTCGTTGTACTGGATGCGGTACGCCCTTCGTACGGTAAACGGCTCGTAGGTCAGGTTCGCGGTTTCACGCGGCGAACGAAACCCGCGAAGCTCACCGTTCAGGAGCTTCGTGTTCCTCGCCAGCGACGCCGCATTGGGCGGCAACAGGCGAGGCGACACACGAGGGATCATTCCCCCGAAGTCCTCCAGCTTGATGACCTGCCCCACCGCAGCTCCTTATGCGAATGACTGCTGAACCGAGCAGTACCACACCTGATCCGCCGAGTCATACTGGCAGGAAATGATGTCCTTTGCCCCCGCGCCAGTCGTGATCGTCGGCGGCGTGCCACCAGCCCACTTGAACGCGGAGGACCACGCCAAGGTGAAGCTCCCGCCCTGCTTCACGATGATGTTGATCACCTGCCCGGAGATCGGGTTGTTGGGGGCCAACATTGTGGCGTTTTCGTTGAGCTGGACACGGAACACGTTCGACGCGCAGCAGTTGATCTGGATGTTTCCCCCCACGATCGCCACGTCGTCCATGAGCGTCGCCTGCCCGCCGATGTACGAAGTACAGCCGTTCTCGTTGTACATGTCGTACATGTCGCCGCCGCCGCCGCCGCCGGAGCCGAGCCCGCCGTAGTCGCCTGCCGGGTCCACCTTTATGATGAAGTACAGCGCGAAGTACGGCGGACGGTTGTCGAAAGCAGACGTATGCGTATGCGCGCCGTCACTCCCGATGGAGTGGTTATGGCCAGAGCTTGGGCCACCGCCAGCGGTGCTGGTCTTGACGCTGTCGAGGACAAACCCTTCGCCGTAACTGCGGGGGAAATCCTTCTGGGTGTTGTTCTGGCTTGATGCGTTGGACCCAACAGTGGAGATCCAGTGATAATGCTCAGGAATCTGCTCAGCGGTCAGTGTCGTGTCGCCAGTGAACCCGGTGTGGCTATGTCCGCCGTTCGAGCTTGTCTCAAGTGCGGTGTAGAGGTCCTCGCCTCCGGTGTCGCCGATCACATAATCAGAGCCGACGCCGACGATGAAGCGGTTGCGAAGATCAGGACGACCGTTGTTGCCGTCGCACAGAGCCCACCCGTCTGGGATGGCGCTTACGTCGCCCCACCACATCATGATCATGCCAGCGGCGAACACCGAGTTCGGGTTGAAGTTCGCTACCGTCAGGATCGGCGATCCGCCGACAGTAGGGGCCGACTGCCCATCTGAAGGGATCGTGATCGCATTACCGAGATCGCCGTTCTCGTTGGTGATCGTCGGGCCGAGGATCTGTGACCCCGGCATGATGACCGTATTTCCAGCCAACACCGCATCGAAAAGGCTATTGCCGTCGATGTAGAGGTCGCCTTCCAGCGTGTCACCCGTACGCTGCAACATCTGCCGCATGGAGCCTGCGGTGTTGCGCAGCTCAACGCGGGTCACGCCGTTGGTCCACGCCTGCGGGATCGTGTCCTCCCACCCACGAACGACGGTAAAGAGGTCGGTGTCGCGGGCCGTGACCTTGCAGATCTCGACATCGCCTGCAGCGTTCTCCAATGCAATACAGAAGTATTCGCCTACGCCGGGATCTGGGAACAGCGCGCCGTATCCAGCATCGACCTGAATGGTCGTCTCGATGTCAGTGATCGAAGCCGCCAGCAGCGCGCTGGCGTTGTTGGCAAACTTCTGTGCAGCCACGTCCTACTCCTACTTCCCGAACTTCGGGTACTGCCAGTTCTGACCTGCGAAACCACCCTGCTTCTGCTCCGCTGCGGCTTCGCCGATGGCGTTGCGGAAGCGACGAAGATGATACTCGGCCAGTGCGGGATTGCTGTACGGCTTTGCCGGATGGCCATAAAGCCGACCGAGGACGCCGTCGAGTAGCGCCTCGTAGTGCTTTGCATAGGCCGAATCCGGCAGCGTCGATGTCGTATCCACCGGGATAAGGACCACGCGGACGCGGACCTCGTCATCGTACTGCTCAGGGGTCGGCCAGATCTCAATCGTATCCAGCCCTGTGGGGAACCACAGTGTCGGCGTTCCGCTCTGCCGGTCGCCGACAGGGCGCTCGGTCTTTGCCGTGAGCAGAGTACCGTTGACTTCTACAGACGTGACCTGAATCACTTCGGACTCAGGGTCATACGGGACCACCGTGTACTGGTAATCCCCGCTATCGAAGTAGGTATTTTCCAGCACCTCGCGCCACGCGCCAGACTGGCGGTAGAACTCGCGGGCGGCGTTGACCAACTCCCGCTTGGCAACCTGCCGGACAATGCCGGGGGTTCGCGGGAGAATGTCCTTGAGCCATACGCTGAGGGAGACGCTCATAGCGCGAGTACCTGCTGCTTGAACTGCTGGAGCAGCATGCCCGCGCGGCCATCCTGAGTGAACTCGTCGTCAAGGACTTCGGCCCACGCCACGAGAAAAGACACCACGGGGGCGTAGAACTGCATAGGAAGGGGGAACGTCGTGCTGAGGTCGAGGGTCGTGACCTCGGGGACGACAATGTCGTCCGTAGAGAAAGTCGTCCAGTACGCATCCGGGCGGATGCGGCCAAGCTCCTGCAGGGCGCGATTGAGGATGTTCAGGAGGGTCGAGTCCGTGTAACGGTACGGCTCGTCTACGTCCTGAAGAATCTCGCGCGCCTCGTCGATTGCAGTCTGGTACGTCTTGGCCATTGGGCTACCCCGAAAAACCCCCGGTGGATGTTACTCCACCGGGGGCTGGTCTACTACAGACCGCTCAGGGGTTAGCCCTTCGCGACCACCGCGCGACCGAACGCAGCCGTGTTCACCAGCTTGCGACCGTAGACCTGCAGGCCACGGACCAGCGTGGAGAAGCTCGACTCCGACCGCATCGTCTCCATCTTCGTGAACTGGGCGGCGAACGTCAGAGCGGCGTTCGTGCCGAAGTACACGTAGGTCTGAGAGCTGTAGCCGTCAGCCGTCGGCAGCAGGTTCGACATGTAGATCGTGAAACGGTCGATCATGCCGAGCCGCCCGTTGCGCAGGATCGAGGTGCCATCACCCGAGATCGAGGCGTCCTTCAGGTCGGACTTCTTGATCATCGCGGCCATCCACGCCGGGATCACGAGCCAACGCCCCGTCTCCGGGATGTTGTTCTCGTCCAGCACCTGACCGAAGTCCACGATCGCGTCCGTGATCAGGCGATCGTTGGAGGCATCGGTGCCCGCGCCCGTGCCAGCGGCGACCTTGCCGAGGTACAGCGGGTTGCCGGGGAGGCCGAGGCGGATGTCGCCCGACAGCACGCCAGCCGTGTTGCCGAACATACCGGCGAGCAGGGCTTCGGTGCTGAGGTAGGTCAGTACCTCGGTGTCGATGGCGATCTTCATCTGCTCGGCGGCGTCCTCCGACCAGATGCTCAGCAGGTCGAGGTCGGCCTGCACTTCCATCACGTCGTCGAGGGCGAGGTTGAAGTACTTGCCCTTGTCGATGGTCAGCTCGACGAGGTTGCTCGACGGACGCTGAATGGTGAGCGCCTGATCCGTGGTGTAGTCGGCGATCGAGATCGTCGGACGGGTGCGGATCTTGACGGTGTCACCCTGATTGCGGATCTCGCCTTCGTAGTCCGTGTTCGCGATCGCACCGAGGACGGTGGCCGCGTAGAACTTCTCGACGAGCTTCCCGCTCCACAGGGTCGGGATGAAAATGCCGGAATACGCCGGGGAGGGCGTCGAACCTGCATACGGAGAGCCTACTGGATATGCCATGACTGTCGCTCCTTCTTACGAAGTAGTTGGTTTCAGAACTGGTCAGCGAACCCGGCCTTCTCTCGCAGCGGCGACGATGTCCTCTTCAGTCTGCTTGCGACGTTCCAGATTGTTCCGGTACTTGCCAGCAGTGCAGTCATCGTAGAACCGCTTGATCTCGGCCTGCGTCCAAATCCGCTTTCCGGCCCCGTCCTGAGCGCCAGTCGTCCCGGACTTTGGCGTGCCGGGAGCCACAAAATCGTCCAGCTTACGCTGTGATGCTTCCGGCGTGGCCGGAGCAGCAGCGGGAGTGGGCGGTGTAACGACTGCGTGTTCGTTCCGATAGCCCTTGAAGAAGGCGATGATTCGCGGTGCATCAAAGCCCTCGTACGCCTGCCTGAGCAAGGCTCCTCGCGCCATTCCCGAATACGGGTCGGGCTGCTCCAGCCAATCCAGAAATGCTGGATCGTTGTTCTGCTGACGCCAGCCCGCGATCTCACGATCGAGGGTAGTAAGGAGTCTCTCGTGGGCGCTCTGGTGAGACTGCTCGACCACCTTCGTGGCCGTCTGCCGCACCTCGGCGACCTGCTGCTGGACCGGCTGAAGCTTCTGATCGACGGCAGGCAGGACACTCTCCTGCGCTACCCGGCGAATGAAGTCCGTCAGGTCCGCGCCGAACTCCGCCACTTCCTCGTCCTTCACCAACTTGGCCGGGGCCGCAGGCGCGGAACCCTGACCGGCGGGCGCAGCCACCCGTCCGTTAGCGAGCGCGGAGAGCATGCCCTGCGTAGCCGTAAGCTGCGCCTTGAGCTGCTCCAGAGTGGAGTTCTGCTCGTTCACCTGCCGCTGGAGACGCGGAACTTCCGCGTTGTACTTCCCCTGCAGCACTCTGTACTTCTGCTCCCAACCCTCAGCAGCCGGGGTGGGCGACGCCGCCGAACTGGCAGGCTGGCCACCGTCGGCGGGCGGCTGACCAGCGTCGGGGGCGGCAGCGGCGGGCGCGTTGCCCGGATCGGGAACCGAAGGACTCGGCGTAGGCGGGGTTGGGTTGAGCCGCTCGTTGTTGAGCTGCTCGGCCAACCGATTCGCTTCCTCGATCTGCTTCTGTACTGCCTTTGGGAGCGCACTCATGGCGTGTTCCTCTGTTTGCCCGACATTTTCGTAACGCTCTCAGGAGCGGAGTGGTAAAGCTCCCGGAGTTCGCGGATGGCTAGCACTCCACCCGCTGCGCGGTGCATCTGAACCGTATCGGTCGATGATACCGCCCTTTCCGTGAGTTCCCGCTCGTATTCCTG